CGACTTCCGGCGTACTTTCAGCAACTTCAGGTGTGGCCGTCACATCCGTGGTTGGCGCGGAGTCTACTTCCGCTAGGGCTTGGACTTCTTCAGTCATTTTTTATGAATCCTAAGATTCCTCGGTCTACTGGGCCGATACAGTTGTTTTAATCTTACACCAGATTACTCTGGTTGTGCAACCAATGCCGCTTGGTATGCAGCAATAACTTCAGCCGTGTGAATAGATGCGGCAATTGCTTGCACTTTAGCATCTTCGGCACTGTAATCGTTGCCTGGCGCAACTACATGGCGATGAAACTGGGCACTGATTTGTGTATCATTTTCCATGATAGCTGTTTTGGTGCGAACTTGAATTGAACCATTTTCAACAACTTCAATCAGATCGACAGAAATAGTTTTTTCTAACATGATATTTCCTTAAAGATTATTTAACGCAGAAAGTCTTTTTTTCTCAATGTATTCACCAGACAAATAGGTTTGTGCTTGCTCATACATATCTAAACCACATCGGTCAAATGGCCCAAATACCATTTCATTTGACAAAATACCACCTTCGGTGTTGCGCTCTATTAAATCAAAAATCATTTGATTGCGCCCAACAATTTTGATGTTTTCAATTGTTTTCATGTTATTGACTCGTTATGTAAGTAATTGAGCCTTTCATACGATACGTAGAAAGATCCGCATTAGTATTGGTTGTTACAGATGTTCTGTTAATTGCAATAGTTTGTGCAGTAGGATCAATAAACAAATATTGAGCGTTTGCTCCAGTTGACGAGCCAACAACACTACTAGCAAAAGAACTAGCAGCCATAGCAAAAGGCAAGCCGCTAACATACGCAATAGATCCATTTGCGGTTGTAGGCCAAGTCACATCAAAAGAAAGTGTTACTGATCTACCAATTTTTACATATTTAGCTGAATTAACTACTATGGTTACTTCATTGTTAACTGGAGTCCAATCCCCAGCTAAGTAATCAAACAACAATGCTGGCGCAGTTGTTTCACGCAACATTTTAGTGTTGGGGTAGTTGCCAATTAAATTTAAAGCACCCAAATTATTTGAATTTTTAACTGAAACCAATGTTTGATCTGCAAAAATATTACCGATCAAATTAAGTGTATTTTGTGTGTTGCCACCACCAAAAATTGTTATTGCATTTTGTAAAGAATTAACACCAATAAGATTTGTGTCAAATGTGCAAGTTGTTCCGGCGGCTACGGATTGTGAGTTGTAACTAGTAACATTCCAAAAGGCTATTGGCCCAACATCTGCTGCGCCTTCAAATTCATTGTTGGTAATCTTAGTATTGGTTTGTGATGCCAAACGCATCCAAGTTCCCCAACCATTGATATTATTGTTTTTAAACTCATGGTTAGCACCGCCATCATCAATAATAGCAAACGTATTTACGGCAGAAACACGGTTAAATTGATTGCCGCAAAAATAAAGCTGATTTGTAAAATATTGACTTGCAGCAGGATTTCGTGCGTTGCCGTTAACAAGCCACAATCCAACAATACTTTGAGCCTCAAAAACACAATTTACAATACTAGAAACTTCGGTTTGGTCAAATATAATACCCGCCCAATTGCCACGAACAGTTACTTGTTCAATGTGTAAAAAAGAACTTCCTGTCTCTGCAATACACGCTTTTAAAGCAACTGGAGTTGCATTAGTGCAATACACAACAAAATCACGCATTGTAATGTATGCTGCGGTTGAACTATTAACAGGGTTGTTAATTTCAATGGCATTATCAGTGCCTGCATAACTAATCAAGCTGCATTTAGAGCCACCAATTGTTGAATTACCATCGCCAAATAATAACGTGTGATTTTTTACAATCAAAGGAGCGTTAATTAAATAAGTTCCTGCCGGTAAATAAATAGGCCCTGCTAAGTCTAAAACAGTTTGAATAGCGACAGTTGTAGCAGTCGCGTTTGTGCCGTCATTAAACGCGCCGTAATCCAGTACGTTTTTAGGCGCACCAGTAATCATTGAATAACTAGCTTTAGTTAAAGACATTTAATTTTCCTTACACAAAATAAGTTGCTGTTATAACAATGTTGCTAGTATCTTGTGCTTGTGTCTGTGTGTAATTTGATTGTGACCCAGCGCTTACAAAGAAGAAATTAACTGCTGGATTAGAGCCAAAAATTAAAGAAGTTACTGGTGCTACGATAGTTGCCGCTGAAGTATCAATCCACGCTGTTACGGCTGTTGTATTTGCTTGAGGCGTAAAAGGTAAACCTGACACACTCATTGCGCCTGTGCTTGACCCTTTACTGCTCAATACGACTTGACATTGAATAGTAACTGCACGGCCTATTTTTGTATATGTACCTTGTCGGCTTGTATAAGTTACTCCAACAGATGCACCACCAAACTCAACTGCGGGTGTCCATGTGCCTTCTTCATAGTCAGCCAATAATTCACTAGTCATGCCAGCAGGGTGGCTAGTAGCAGAGAAGTCAATACCTTGACCACTTGCAACAACAAGATTGCCTGTGGTTAACGTAACGTCAGTAAATCGCCCTGTTAACGCAGTTGTAGCACCAATTGAAACATTGTTGATGGTACTAGCGGTTGTAGGATTGACTGTTAAAGCGCCAGCAGGACTGATGGCCACAGTGCCTGTGCCTGTAGGGCTAATTGCTACGGCAGCATTGGCAGGCGTAATATTGGTGGCCACAGATAACGTAATGTTATCGCCGCCGCCGCCACCCAAAGTCATTTGCGTTGTGCCGCCTGAATTTTTAAGCGCTAAACCGCCTGAGTTTGATGCCTGTACCGCCGCAGTTGTCAGGCTTGTCGCTGCTATGGCGCGGCCTGCTGTTAAATCGGACACGGCCACTTTAACCGTTGCGCCAGATTGAACAATTGGCAGAACCTCGGTTCCAGCTAATGGGGTGGATGCTGCGGTCAGCGCGGAAATCTTTTTATCTGCCATGATGATTCCTTATCAGTTGTACAGAATTTCAATTAAAGAAGTAAGAGGCGGCGCTTGAGTAAATGTCAAAGTACCGTTTGCAAAAGAATATGTGTTTCTGTTTTGATATACGCCGTTAATGTATGCGTTGACCACATTTCCTGAAACTGCAAACCCAACAGTTGTCCCGTCCCCTGTGTAATTTTGAACCGTTAAAGCACCTATGCCAGAAATATTGTCATACGTTGCAATCAATACATCGTTTGAGTCTCTTAAGATAAACTTGTATGAAACAGTTGTAAGCCAAATTTCACCGCTGCCAGGCACTCGGCCTGCTGAGTCCAACACAACTGGGTTGGTACGGGCAACATTTCCAACGCTGGTGGTGTATGTAACCGCAGGCGTAGTTGTACCAGCAAGATAGGTGTACAGCTTGCCACCCGTCAAAACAGCGCCGGTATTGGTAAAGAATTGGGCCGCAACGCCGCCCACTGGGGAGAGAAATACGGCCATTTAGGTCACTCCAAAAGAATTTGCCCACCGTCCTCTTGGACGAGGTTGTCGCCAGATTCGGTGAGAAGATTGCCTACTGAGCCGCCACTGTCAAGCGTGCCTGAAAACAGCGTGACAATGCCGGCTAGGCCAATGGCCACTGAATTGCGAAGGGCGACACCAAAGCTCATTGCTTGTTAATCGGTTTGCAGTATGCAGTGCCGTCTGTGCTACCAATTCGTATCACACTGACACGCCAAGGGGAGCCGTTTGAGCTAAGTGTCAAAACAAACGGAATAGGTGTATAAGCGGGGATTGGTGTGCTGGCACTGGTAGCAACAGCACCAACGCCAACTTCTACATAGCAAGGCACTTCGCACCAAACCAAAACGCCTTGAGGGCCAGCGTTCCATGCGGTTGTGTTGCCTGCACTTGCACCAGCAGTTGCGGTATATGCGGGAAAATCCGCTTTGCTCATTGGGTTTAGAAGTTCCATGATGATCCTTATGCTAAGAATTTTAGCTTGTACAAAGTCCGCAGATATATCTCAACGATATTATCTATCAATTGTTGCAATGATGAATCAGATTTATCAGCCACATCGTATCTTGCGGCTTCAATTTCAGCAAGTGAATCTTGCAAGAATTCAGTGATGTTAGCCGTCTTCTTGGCCGAATTCAAGGTAATTGGGCCAATCAAACCATGCCTGCCTTGGTAGGCTTCGGCAAAGTCATCAGCCGCACCAATGATGCGGTTATAGAAGATATTGAGCGCTTCGTGTTTGCTAAAACTGCGGGTGTTCAAATGCACGGAATGTGCAACATCCCGCGCCAAGAACAGCAAGCCTAAAAATTCATTTGCTTTCATTGTGGTATTCCTTGTGGGGGCATCATCTCTTGTTGCGCAGGCATCATCTCCATAAGCATGGATTCCTCGCGCATTTCAGGCATCTGGTTCATTGTATTTTGCGACTCCATGGCCGCAGCAACAACACCCATGGCAATATCTTGGATCTGTTCTTCACTCATGCCCGCTTGCACAGCGGCAATGCGCTTAGTCTCAGCATCATAAAGTTTGATCTGAGCCTCAAAATCTTTGCGCTCCATGTCTTGCACTTCAATAGACTTGCCAACATTCTGGATCATCTGGTACATCTGCTCCATCTCTTGACTCATAGCCTGAATCTGTTGTTGCGCTGCCTGCAATGCTGGGTCTTCGTCACCATCAGATAAGAACTTGGGATCAATCGTCTTGGCAAACCGTTTGCTCATTTCCTGCGCACCAGGCCAGTCCATGTTCTTGACAAACAAGTCGCCTGCCACAGTCCACAGTTGGGGATTACCCTGTAAGAGTTGAGCCATGGCTTCCAATGCCGCTTGGCGCTTGGTTGCGTAGCCTGGGCCAGTTGTGGCCACAACGTCATACTTGCCAACGCCTGGGTTGTAGATCTTCTCGATCACGATGCCAGCCTGATCCACAATCTTGTTGACGGGTTGTGGCTGCTCTGGGTTGATCTTGACCATCTTTGTCTCGCCATCTTCGCCGATGATGCGAGCAATGCGCTGTGTGTCGTAAATCTTGGGGATCAAGTCCACCAGTTGGCGGGCAACGTGGCGCACAGCGCGTGTCAGGTTGTCACCATAGTGGTAAGTTCCAACATCACCCTCACGTTGGCGAGCCAAAATGGCTTTGCCAGAGCGTTCGTTAGAACTCATACCCAAACTAGCGTTATATTGACCAGTTGTGGACTTAATATCCTCAGATGCGCCAGCCTTGGCTTGCAATAAACCACTAGAAGCCATTGGCGGCTGGGCACGTTGGGGTATCGGCAACACCGCACCTTGGCCGTCAGTCACATCAGGGTTGACTTCCAAATAAGGCCAGTTGTTTGTGTTTGCCGTCTTCCACTTGTCTTCATAGCCCTCAAACTGGCCACCATAGCCAATAAACGGAGCCTTGGGAGCCAGAGCCAGCATCTCAGCTTCTTGGCTCACCCAATAGTTGTACATGCGCTGCGCATCTTTGGCGTTACGCACAAGGCCAGACACGTACAGACGGCCATCAACTTCAAACTCATTGCCAACCACACGGATCACAGGAATCCATTTGCCAGCCCATTCTTTTTCTTCAAGAATCTCATATCCATTGATTTTGCAATACTTCACCCTTGGGCGGTCAGACTCACGGCTGCGCTTGGGCTTGCCAAACTGCAACCTCAAAACCTTGTCTTCTGGTGTGCCTTCAAAGGCAGTCTGGTTGCCAGGGTACAAATTCAGCGTTGTCTGGTCATAGTCAATGTAATAGTAACTGGCAATCCGAACAGTGTCTTCATTGAGCCAGTTGCTGATTGACTGATCACCTACACCAAGCGACTGAAGCGTTGAGATAGGCGCGGCATCTGGGTACTGGCGCTCATACTCTGCTTTGGTCAGGTCTTCGGTGATAAAGCAATACGTTGCATCCGCGCCCGTTGGGTCTTGGATCAGTGGATCCATGTAAACCGAAAAGGAATTGCGAACACGGCCAATCTTGATGTCCTGATCGAATGTGTTCTCGTCACAATACTCGGTCATCAGGGTAATGTAACCCTCGCCATAAGACACCTGATTCTCGCAGGCCGTGTCGTAGGCTACGTCTGCGTCAGAGATGTACTCAATGTGGCGAATCATGCCGTTGAAAATGTCAGCCACTTCCACGTCAGCGTTGTCATCCACAGGAATGACCTTTGCGCCTGGGCGGTTCTGACGCATGTCATTCGTCACTTGACGAACGTGTTGCGGCAGTTTGTTAATCGTCAATGTCGGGCGTGCGTTGATCGTTTGACCTTGCACCGCACCTCGGGTGGCCAATACGTCAGCAGGCCACTGCCAGTGATTGTCAGGCGAGCCAGCATAAAAGCGCAAATCGTCAATTTCGTCTTCGCGGCTTTCAGCCAACGCAGAGACAGCCATGTCCAACCGCGCGCGGGCGGTTGTCAATATATCCGCAGCACTATTTTTAGGCTTACCGCCAGCAGCTACGTTAGCCGCCGCAACAATACCAGTAGGATCATTCATTCCAAAACCCCTAAAATGTGAGGCTCACGCATGATGACATAATCTTTGCCGTCCTGCTTAAATTCTTGCCCTACATCGAAGTATACATGGTCACCAACTTTGATGTCTAGGCATTTTGGGCCAATCGAAATTGCAATCCCAGTACCCAGTTTTTCAGTCTGAGGCAATACAAACAAGGGATGCTTGTCTACATCGCGCTCAATGATGATGCAGTCTTGCAATGCTTTCATTTCTTCTTAGCCGGTGCGGCTCTTTTAACTGCATACGCAATTGCCACGGCCTGCTTGACTGGCTTGCCAGCTTGGACTTCAGCTTTGACGTTTTTGCGGAAGGCTTCGGGTGATTTTGATTTGACGAGTGGCATCATTTACCTTTCTTAGCCGTCTTGGCCGAGTCTTTAAAGTCTTTAGCAGTCGGCGCGCCTTTGGCACCTGGCTGGCGCATTTTTTCTTTGGAACCTGCGGCTATACGAGCCTGTTTTGCATGAATATTTGCATAGAGTCCGGGTTTAGTAGCCATATCAACACTTCCATCGTTTAAGAGCTGCTTTAGCGCGTTCGCCGTCCTTGGCGTTGGCCGCTACGGCGCCCATTCTTGCACAAAATGAATCCTTGCGGCCTTGGTCTGCCTTGGTCTTAGGATTAGGCGCTGGCGCTTTAAGATTAGAGCCAGTCTCGCGGTTGTATTTCTCGCGCCCTTTGGCCGTCAGGCCAGCACCTTTGCTGACCGGCAACTTTTCGCCTCGACCGACTGATAGTGATACTGACTTTTTAGCCATTACGACCCCATCCAAGATGTTGCAACCACGCCTCTGTCACTGTATGTGCGGCGCTGCGTGGATTCACGCGCCTCACGGTGGGCTACGGCAAAGGCAAAAGTCACGCAGATCGCGTCAGCCGCGTCAGGCGAGGCCAATCCGCGCGCCTTCATGTCTTTTTTTGACTCCAAAAAAATAGTACCCTTGGAGTCGGGCTTCATCATAGGCGAAATTAAATCAGTTTTCAAAAACCTGTCAAGCGGGATAGAAGCAGTTTTCAACCAATCCTTCATTTTTCCCCACATTTCAGCCCTTTTATTGCCATACATGACCGGATTTGCCGATTTATTGCCAAAGTTGACACCTTTGACTTTGTAGCGTTGTTCTTTTAAACGATCCACAATGCCTGCCCCGAGGCCGCCCTCGTCGATTACCACTAGCGTCGGCTTGTATTCCTCAATGGCTTCGATCACATGACCAACCACGGTCATAGTATCGTCGCCCCGATGGCGCTGGATAGAGATAATGTCCCGCCCTTGCCGCACTGCAATAACTGTTGCATCCGCGCCGAATCTGGCCGGATCGACGCCAATCACAATCGGGGCGCTTTGATCTTGGTACTTAGGCCGCTTCATAGCGTCATCTACCAAACTGACCGATATGAACTGGTCGTCGCCCTCAGACGGGAATTGACCATACACCTCAACGTGCGCCTGACTTGAGTCTGGCCCATACTCGTCAATGATCTGTTGATATGTCTGTTTGTCTGTGCCTTCAACCGTGCGCGCGTCCACCACCTTGGTAACCCAGAACTCGCGTTTGCTGTTAAACGCCTCGTAAAAATACCCTGTATTGCGCCGTGGGTTGCTAAAGGCCATCCAGAACCTGTTGGGTGTGTTCTCAGTAAAAAATCCACTGGTCACCGCCCAAATGCTGTCGTCAATACCAGACGCTTCGTCAAACACGACCAACACACCGTCGAAGTTGTGTACGCCAGCGTAGGCGTCGGGATTCTCTGCTGACCACAAGCGCCCTTCCACACCCCAGTAGCGCGTGCCCTTCTTAAGATCACGTTCGACCAATTCCGTGAGCCACTTGGCAGGCATCACGCGGGTAGCGGACACCTCAAACCAGTGGCTGTTGATGGCAGTGGCCAACCATTTGGTAATCTCGGCCCAAGTAACTGACCTTAACTGAGACTCACTGTTGGCCGAGATAATGGTCGTTGAGCCTATTCTGGTTGTGAGCATCCAGATGGTGATCCATGACACTAACGCCGACTTACCAATACCGCGACCCGATGACACGGCGTGGCGCAGGGTGTTGAAGTCTAGCTTGCCTTGATTAGACTTTATGTGATCTGTAATCTGTTGTAAGACTTC